CAGTATGTTGAATGGATTGCCAATAAGAGAATGAAATCAATTGGTCTAAAACCCGTATATGATATTCCAGCAAGAAACAATCCATTACCTTGGACACAACACTGGATTAGTTCCAAGGGTTTACAAGTTGCTCCACAAGAAACAGAGGTAGAAAGTTATGTCGTCGGAGGAATCAAACAAGATGTCAAAAAAGACACCTTCTCAGGATTCAAACTCTGAGGAGATTGTCTGGGATATTGAAGAACTTAAAAAGTCAATCCGCGATGCTGCGGATGAATATGATAAACTAGTTGGAGGTTAAAATGGTGAGTCCCTTTAGTAATGTACTAAACACAAGAGAATCTTATAGTAGATTCCATCAAAAATTATTTACTGAAGTTGAAGTACAATTTGATAACGAGGATCCTACATGGATTCCACTTGATACTTTACTAGCAATTGAAAGAACACACAATGGAAACACATAGAAAAACATTATTACATCTCTTAAAAGAAAGAGCATACAAGCACGGACAATTTACTTTATCATCTGGTAAAGAGTCAGAGCATTATATCAACTGTAAACCAGTTACTTTATCTTGTGAAGGTAATGCGTTGTGTTCACATCTAATGATAGAACATGTAGAGGACAACTCAGTAGCGGTTGGTGGTCTTACACTTGGTGCTGATCCATTAGTATGTGGCATCGCACAGAAAGCATATTACTCAGGTAAACACATAGATGCTCTAATTGTAAGAAAAAATCCAAAAGGATATGGTACAAAGGAAGTAATCGAAGGTAACAAACCACCTAAAGGTTCAGTTGTAACAGTATTAGAAGATGTGACCACCACAGGTAGTAGTGCAATCAAGGCAGTAAATGTTTTGAGAGATGCTGGTTATGTTGTGAATCGTGTTATTGCAATCGTTGACAGACAAGAGAATCATAAGGTATGGGAGAATAATAATATTGAATTTATCTCACTATTCAAGTTACAAGATATCGCTGATATATAATAAAGAGTAATATGAAATCTGCATGGCAGTTGACTATGAGAATCCTTGGATGTATGAGGGGAAACCTTTTACTTCTGATGACATTGGGGATTATTATGGATTCGTCTATCGCATCACCAACACTAACAATCACAAGTCCTACATCGGCAGAAAGTACTTCGTGCAGAAGCGAAAACCAAAAGGAGGAAAGCGAAGAGTTACAAGTGAATCAGACTGGAAGCGATATTACGGAAGCTCTGACGAACTTAAACAAGACATTAAAACTCTTGGCAGAGACTCTTTCAAACGAGAAATCCTCTCCCTCCACACAACCCTTGGAAAAGTAAACTACGAAGAAACAAAACAATTATTCTTACATAATGTTCTGATGGAATCACTTGACAACGGTGAACCTGCATATTATAATAGCAATATATTAGGACGTTATATGCGTAAAGATTATGGCAACTTTGAAAGAATCAGTGAATGATACATACGATTGGTCTCTTGGTCGTATTGCTGAACTTTGTAGTCAAGGAGAACTTGAGGATGTCATGAATGGAAATTCAATACGTCAAGAGTTTAATGAATGGTTATCTGATAATTATAAAGATCAAGAAATAATATCATTAGAATATATTGGTAATGGTAGTGAGTATGATGACTGAAGAAGAACTAAATTTAAGAAAAGCAACTTTAAGTATTTTACTTAAAAATTTTGATGATAACCGTGCCATTTATGAATGTGCAGATGAATGGGTAAGTAAGTTTAAAACCACTTCTGGACTTATTAAATACTATAAAACTTATTTTGCTAAATAGGAGTACGTTATGGTATCAAAACATGGTTGATAAAAAACCTGAAGTTAAAAAAGACGAAGTAAAAAAAGAAGAACCTAAGAAGCAAGGTTTTCTTTCAAAATTGAGAGAAGCTACTGACGATAAGGAAGAGCAAATGATGATTCTCTCAACTTTTGTGCGTCTGGGTATTTTAGTATGGAGTGGTGCAATCTTAACATTAGCATATGTTGATTTGCCAGAAGCATTTAAAATGCCAAAACAAGACCTCGATCCAACTTTCATAGCTTCGGTCTTCACGGGGGTCCTAGCTACATTCGGAGTTCAGACAACCAAAAAAGGTGCCACAAGTGGTGGTGGAGGAGGAGTATCAAAGGCAGATATGGAGAAATTAATTGCTGCAGCATCACAAACTGCACCCGCACAAACAATTCGTATCGAACAAGCTCCTGTTAAAATAACACCTGATACAAAATAGGAAAGAAAAATGAAAGATGTGAAATGGTTTAAATGGTTCGCACTCGGACTAGGTGGAATTTTAGGTATATCTCATATAGGTCTGATTGGTGTTGCTACTCGAAAAGCAAGTGTGCCAGTCATAAGTCCACCTGTAGGACCTTATACATCATATGTGATACAGGCAGATAAAGAAGGATATAAGTTAAGTTATACAGCAAATGATCCCAAGACTGCATACATCTCTAAGGATATCAAGACTAAGGGTGGATTCTTAGGACTTGCTACAGAAACAACTAAGATTGCAGAAGAATACTTCATGGATGGTCAAATTAATCAAGGTGGTGCTGTATCTAATCAAAGATCTTGGTTAGATCAAAAACCTGGTTTGACAGACGCACAGGCAGCAGAAATAAATGCTGCACGAAAAAGTGAAGCCTGTATCGAAGCAATCGGATCTGCAAAAGGTACAGGCAGATTGGTTGGGACAAGTATTGGTGCTAGTGCTGCTCCTGCTGTTTCCTCTATTCCCTTTGTTGGTTGGGTTGCATCTGGTTGGGTAGCAATGTTTGGTGGTGAGCAAGGTGCAGAACTAGGTGGTAATCTAGCTGAAGATCTTAATAAAAATTGTTAATTAATTAAATTATGCCATACACAAAAAAGAAGAGAAGTACTCTATGGCACATTGAACAAATATTAAATGATGTTGCAATGTGGCACAAAAAAATTATTCGAAAAGTTAGAAAGTGGTTGAATCTGACAGACTATAAATTACTTTGGTTGTCTTTTGGGGAAGGATTATTGTTAGGGATTGCACTTGTAATCCTCATAGGGTGAGGGAACCGAAACATTAATGCGTAATTATACCTAGATGCTATAATAAATAGTAGCGTACTGGAGTTGAAACTATCATGTCCCACTACACACTTAGTTGGCACGACCAACAAAACAAACACCACGAAATAGGTGAATATGCAGAAGATGCATGGGAAGCCGTAAGAAATGCAAGAGAGGATGTTCCGTATCTACACGAACATCCTTTTTCTTTGGAAACAATTAAGAAGGAGGAATAATGAAAGACTTACCTATCACATCAACTTTACTTATCTTTGTAACCATAGGAACCGCACTTTGGTTCTATCCACAATATGCTTGGGCACATTCTTTATTAGTATGAAACAATTTAACACATGGGTATTAGATACCACGATCTACATCCTTGATTTTCTCTATCGAGGTAGAGAATTTCAAAGGTTCTGGGTTCTAGAAGTCATCGCAAGAGCACCTTATTTTGCTTTTATATCTGTGTTACATTTCCGAGAATCACTTGGATTACGAGGTGAGGAACATATATACTTGATGAAGGAACACTTCTATCAGGCACTTAATGAAACAGAACATCTGGAAGAAATGGAACTTAGGGAAGGCAATAAATATTGGATCGACAGGTTCTTTGCCAAGCATCTTGTTCTATTTTATTTTTGGATCATGGTTGGCTACTATTTTATTGATCCTACTAACGCTTACGATATCAATATGAAGATTGAAAAACATGCATTTGAAACCTATGTAAAATATAGTGCATGGCATCCAGAAGATAAGAAGATAGCAGAGATTGCAGAAGATGAATATCAGCATTCCAAAGAATTACAAAAGGCAATGTTAATGATCGCATAGATAATACTAATCACATGTATTAGTTTATGTTATCTACACAATATCGTCTTCGATTAGAGGGCATTTGCAAATCCGTTGCAGCAGGAACAGAAGTAAGTATGGAAGATATGATATGGGCACAAAAATTAGCAAAAGCTAATACATCAGCAAGAGGTATGTTGAGCACAGCAAGAAGAATGGCAACTGATCCTGATGGA